AATAATATTCTTACAATTACTTAAATCTAGAATTTTAACGTTTTTTAATTCACTAATATTGATAATACTATTACAATTACTTAAATCTAAAGAATAAACATTATCTAATACAATTGCATTTATAGTATCATAAAAACTTAAATTTAATTGCAATTGTTTTCTTGGATTAAATATTTTATTCAAAATCATAGTTTTGAATAATATATTATTATAATACATTAATGAATATTGTTTATTTAATTTATAATTAATATATTTTTTTAGTTTTGATAAAGATGAACATGTATCACATAAATTTCTTAAATCAGTATATTCATTAATATCTCTAAATATATATGAATTTGATAATATTTTGGTCATTATATAATATATTATTTATTTTTAATATAATATAAATCAATTTTTATTGGTTTAAAATTATAAATTTAATGGTGGTATATTAAATTATAATTATAAATTATAAATTTAATGGTATATTAACAACAGATGGAACAAATGGTATCATACCTAATGGAGACATTGGAGACATTGGTGATAAAGGGAATAAATTCATACTAGGTTCAATAACATTATTTGGAATAAATACATTATTTGCAATAGGTAATACATTAGTATGTATAGGATACATATTTATACCAACTTTATTACGACCATCATGTTGATAATAGTTCATTCGTGCTTCAACATTTTGTGATTGATCTTTAATTATCATATTAGTAATATTTAAATTATGATTAATCTTAATAAAATTTTTAATAGCTTCTTTCATAGAATCACCATTAATAGTAGTGACTATAGGTGATATAACATTAAATATCATTATATATAATTAGGAAAAAATATTTTATATAATAAAAATACTATAGTATTTAAAAAAATTGATTATGTTTTAGATTAAAAATATAATTAATTATTATTATAAACCATAATGGGTATTAAAAATTTACTTAAATTTTTGTCAGAACATCCTGATATTATAAAAAAACAAAATCATACTGAATATTATGGAAAAAAAATAGCAATTGATATATCTATATTGATATATCAAATTGTTATTGCTATTAGAAACTCTGGTTCTGATTTAACAAATAATAAAGGCGAACTTACATCACATATATTAGGACTATTTAATAAAACTATAAGTTTTTTAGAAAAAGGTATTATACCTGTTTTTGTTTTTGATGGAAAACCACCACAATTAAAATATAAAATTTTGGAAGCACGTAAACAAGTCAGACAAAAAGCATTATTAAAATTTTCAGATGCACAAACAGATGTTGATAAGATTAAATATTTTAAACGAAGTGTTTGGATTTCACGTGAACAAATAAATCAATGTAGAGAATTATTAAAATTAATGGGTATACCATATATTAATGCACCACAAGAAGCTGATTCACAACTTGCATACTTGTGTAAACAAAATATAGTATATGCTGTTCTAACAGAAGATATGGATATATTAACATTTGGTTCTCCACGTATTATTAGAAATTTAACATCAAGTAAAAAAGTACCATTAGAAATCGAATTATCAAAAATATTAGAGACATTAAATATTACATATGATGAATTTATTGAATTATGTATTTTATTTGGTTGTGATTATTGTCCTACATTATCTGATATTAAAACAAATGAAATTTTTAATTATTATATAAAAAATAAATCAATTGAAAAAACATTATGTGCATTAAAAGATGCAGGATATAATATACCTGAAAAATTTGAATATATAGAAGCAAAAGAATATTTTAAAGAATCATTAGCAATAACAGTTACAAATGATAATATATTCATAACAAAACCAGATATTGACAATTTAATAAAATTACTTGTTGATAAATATGGATTAATCAAGTATAAAATTGTTGGTAAATTAAATAGATTAAATTATTTATATAATAAACTTAAAAATATCTAAGTTATTATTTGTTTTATATTTGAATAAATTTGAATGATTTCAATAGGTTTTCAATAGGTTTTCAATAGGTTTTCAATAGGTTTTTACTGATTTTATATAGAAAATATTGAATATTTAAAAAAAATTGTTTTTATTATGTACTAGAGAAATAATATTTATTATATAATGAAATTTGACGTAGATAACTTTGTTACTTATTTAAATAAACAGACATCCAATCTTTATAGCCATGAAAAACAAAAGAAACAACTTTTGAATGATGATGTAATTAATGATTTTAAATATACTGCTTTAGAAAGACTTGAAAAAATTGGTAAAGATATTTTACAATATAAATCAAGAGATCTCACAAAATTTTTGTCTAATTTAAAAGAAATTTTTAAACATATTATTATTAGTTTTAAAACAGATGAACAAATTAAAAAAGAATTATCAGATATTATTAGACTTGCATTAATTGCAGAGTTATCTGTTTGTATTAATGTTATTAATAATTTAATTATTTATGCAACTAATAATCGTATGAAAACATTATTTGATTGTTTAAAATATTATCGTTTAAATTTAGATAAACAAAAATCATTAAAAGATAAAGGTAATAAAGGTAATAAAGGTACAAGTGGAACTAATAAAAATAAACGTAATATTGATAAAGTAAATAATGTTTCACTGCCTAAACCAAAAAAAAATAAAAAAGAAGTAAAAGAAGTAAAAGATATTTTAGATTATGAAAATAATTCTGATTATGAATCATCTGATGATGAATCTAAACAAAAGTTAGATGGTGACGATGATGATGACGACGATGATGGCGATGAAGATGACGATGAAGATGAAGATGAAGATGATGAAGATGATGAAGAAAATAATGCAATGAAAGAATTAGAAACTAAAGAAAGTATTAATTTTATTCATCAAATTTTTAAAAATCAAGATGAAGATAGTGAAACTGATATTATTAAATATTTTAATAAACTTACAAAAAATGAGCAAAAAAAGGCAATGACAAAGATTAAGGAAATCAATTGTTATAATTCTGGTGATAAACCAATCTTATTTCAAATTATGGAAATGCCAATTAATATTGGACAAAAAAATAATATTATGAAAACTTATACAACATTAACAACAAGTCGTAGTCCTGAAAAAAAACTTAAAGCTTGGTTTGATGCACTTATGACTATTCCATTTGGTAAATTTAAAGGTATTAATTTGAGCGATATTAATACAAATAAGATTATCACTTTTTTAAATAATCTTACTACTGTTATGGATTCTGCTATTTATGGTCACGATGAAGCTAAAAGACAAATTGTTCAGATGATGGGACAACAAATTAGAAATCCACTAGCAAAAGGTAATATGCTTGGTATTTATGGACCTCCTGGAAATGGCAAAACATCACTTGTAAAAGAAGGAATTGCAAAAGCAATGGATAAACCATTTATATTTATTTCATTAGGTGGTGCAACTGATTCATCATTTTTAGAAGGTCATTCATATACATATGAAGGATCTATTTACGGGCGAATCTTGAATGGTTTAATTTCATCACATTGTATGGATCCAATTATTTATTTTGATGAACTTGATAAAATTGGTAAAAATTCTAAAGGTGATGAAATTACTAATATTCTTATTGCACTTACAGATTCAAGTCAAAACTCACATTTTAGAGATAAATATTTTCACGGTATTGATATTGATCTATCAAGAGCAACTATGATTTTCAGTTATAATGATCCGCATAATGTAAATCCTATTTTGTTAGATCGTATTACTACTGTAGAAACTAAATTTTTAATGGTTTCGCAAAAAATACATATTGCACAAAACTATTTATTACCTAATATGATGAAAGATATGGGATTAAAAAATAAAGATGTAGTAATTGATGACAATACAATACGTTATATGATTGACAATTGGACACATGAAGGTGGTGTTCGTAAATTAAAATCACTATTATATAGTATTGTTCGTGAAGTAAATATTGCAAATTTGACAAATACAACTATTGGCGATACTGTTGTAACATTTCCATTTCATGTAAGTCAATCAAACATTAAACAAATTCTAAAGTATAAATATGAAATTGTTTCTGAAAAAATCCACAAAGAAGATAAATGCGGTGTTATCAATGGATTATATGCAATGTCTGATGGATCTGGTGGAGGAATTATGCCAATTGAAATTTTATGGGTTCCATCTTCTAAACCATTAGAAGTTACAGCTACAGGAAACTTAAAAACGGTTATTAAAGAAAGTACACAAGTTGCATCAACCCTTGCATTTAATTATCTTACAAAAGAAATGCAAAACAAATGGCTTGTTGATCTAAAAGATTTTCCTAAAGGATTACACCTTCATTGTCCTGAAGGTTCAACGCCAAAGGAAGG